AGTCCATTTTAAGGATTCCGGGCGGTTGATGTATGTCATTAAAATAACTACTTTCATGATTCCATTTCTAATTCGTTTCCGGTTAAAGCAAAGTAAAGGTTCTGAAGCTGATGGACATATTTAAATTCAGTCCAGCAACAATCATCAAAATTAAACTTAGGGTAAAAGAGTTTGCAATCCGTTTCTATTACAAATCTGTCATCCCCCTCCCACCCTATGCCCTCTTTATGTTCAAATACCTGACCATTAAGTCCAATGCTTTTAAATCCGAATTTTTCTAACCACAACTCGGTTAATGGGACAGGAATTGCCCAACCTGGATGTTCAGAAAGCGCATAAAATTCACTGGCTTTTATAGGCCTTATCTCATTAGGGAACTTTCCCCCTCCTGCAATTAGAAGCTCTACTATATTCCCGATTCTTAATTCCTGTATTTTCATCTGAATATTCCTCCCATACTATGTGATTCCCGACAAGTTTTGAAGTAATACTGCTCATCCGCTGGCATATCTTCAAATTTAAAGTAATACCACGGCATATGGCGACAGGTATATGGCCTGTTAGTCCTTATCCCTTTAGTTGAATGAAAAGGTACTTTGTATAATGCAAACGTGGTATCGACAGGTGCGTCATAATACCTGCCATCAAGTGGATTCTGCCAGAATTGTATTTCCCAGTCAAGAGGACAAAAAGGTGTTTTTGGAAGGTCTTTTATTTCAAGTGAAAACCCGCATTTATCAAATTGAGGGTAACGATTTAATCCTTCCTCCAAAACACTCAGAAAGTCATCCGGAATGCCTGTTAAGTCCAAGTCAGGATCGGTGACAATGTAATTACCTGTTATTCCGAGCTTCTCCAAAAGGTTCTGTTCCCAGACTACCTTGTAACCGTAATTCTGAGGCATGCGGATAATCTGATAAGGAGTTGTTTTGTAGTATTCTAATAATGGCGGGTAATCAGAATTGTTATCGACAAAAATAGGATCAACATTTATCTCCCAAAGCCAATCCGCAATTTTTACGGGCAGTTGCAAGCGATTGTACACAATGATAAATGCCTTACACTTCATGACAAACAAAATATTCCGGTGTTTCAATCTTCTTACCTTCAAACTTCCGTAGTTGCTGGATGAACTGATAATCGTGACCATATCCGGCCTTTTCCCATTTCAACTTAAGGCGTGAAGCATGGCAGATATTCGAGGTTCCGCAATGACCGTACAAAGAAACGTCAATTTGCCGCTCAATGAACTCAGTGCCTGACCATCTGAAGTCGTTAAAATACAGCCAGTTCTCAGTATTATCCATCTGATCATTGATTTTCCGTAAATGATCCGGGCCATACTTATCGTCATTGTCAATATAGATAATATACTTACCTTTTGCGGCCTCAATACCGGCGTTCCGGGGTGTATTCGACCATAGCTCTTTACGTTCGACTCTTAAAAGATTAATCCGCTTATCGGTGAAATTGTGCTTAACTACAAATTCAGTTAAAGGGCATCCATCAGCCACTATGATTAACTCAAAGTTTTCGTATGACTGCTTTAAAACTGATTCCACAGCCCGGATGAGTTTTTTATCTTTGCCGGTCGCTGATCCCGGGTAGTCGGAAAGCAGGGATGCCATAATCACGCTAAACTTCATACTATTTCCAATTAGTTGACCTAAATAAAAATCCACATAAAAGATTAATTCCTAAACTCTGCCAAAAAGTTAGTTTCATTAATCCAAATATTGTTGGCATAAGCCAATTCCAAAGCCACATTACTGGAAATGCCAAAAGAAGTCCAATTCCAATTATTAAAGCAATTACGCCCAAAATTTTAATTACTTCTTCCATCTTGTCAGTTATTAAAAGCCCCGCAAACAAAAGGGCTATCAACTACACCCGAGGGGATAATTGCTTTTGTTTTTGGGGCTGTTACTGTTTTTGATTGCATAGTGTAGTTAATAGCCGTAACAAATTTACACATTTTTTTGAATAAACAACTAAAGCAAAGAATTTATTATATCAACTCTCAAATCATTCACCTTCGATAAAAGCAAGCAATCGCAAACATACTCCCACGCCTCTTTTGTCAATTTAGTTTTATCTGCTTCGCCTGAAAGAACTGACCTGATCGCTTCGTAATAAGAAGGGCCGTCAGTATAAGGCAATGATCCGGGAGCGTTCCACCATGCAGGAGCAACACACACGGCCCCGAAGTAAGTCGCCTCAATATATGCGATATTGCTTTTTGCCCTGTTAAATAGATTGTCATGAAGTGGAACATGAAGACAGGACGGGGCCATATCAAAGAGAGTTTTCATGTACATGGCAATATCCAATGACGGGACGTGTCCTTTGTTATCTGTTTCAGTCAGGAACCAGGGCGAAAACCCGCAAAACATGAATCTCCATTCCGGGAACTCTTTAGTAGCTTCATTAATCTGCTTGCTGAATGACATCAGGTCAAAGATATGCGCCTCAGGACCACGCCAGACAATATGATTTGTCCGCTTTGGTAATTCGGGACGTTTGAATAGCAAGTCATTTAAAGCGTTCGGGACAATATGAATATTCTTGTTAAAATCGCTGTATGCCTGCCTGAGGTATTCCGTTGGCACACTTACAACATCTGCCAGCTGCAGCATTGCTTTTATATTACCCTGAGTCTCAGGGTTGTTATAAAGTGCATAAGTCGGATTCTCAGGATTAAGAGCAAAAAGGTTATCATCATAGTCCAACCAGATTTTTACACCGCACTGTTTAGCATAACCGCAAACATTAAGCGACTCCTTTGAAAATGCCCTCTGATGGTAAATGAGATCGAACTGAGTCAAGAATGACCAGTTCATCGGGGCCTGGTTCATCTGTACCAGTGTAATGTTGTGTTTTGTTTTCCTGCGAAGGTCTTTTAAGACTCCTGCTGAGCGATAAAAACTGCAAGTATCTCCATTTTCAATAGTTAAAAAAAGTACTTCTGCCATAGGTTTTTAGCTTGTCTCCGATAGGCTGGAGGTTTTTGACTAAGTTTAATAATATCAATTAATTACAAATTATCATTTTCTGACCCGGAAAGCTCCGCCGTGGCATCTGCTTTCATACGCTCCATCTCTACTTTTGAATCTTTAACCAAAGGATTCTTTTCTATTGCTGTTTCTTTTGACATTATCCCTCCTGTGACAGCTACCGATAAATTATCAATAATTTCCGTTGTGTTCATTGGAAGGTAAGGTGTAACCTCAGGCTTCAATTGAACTGTCCTGCATTCACTTGCCAGCGAAGTGTCGATTAGAGCTCCTATGGCCGCCTTGATGATATTTAACCGCCTTTGAAGTCCTATCCCGAACGTTTCCTCTTCCATGCGAACTGCCATATGCGGATCTGAGAAAATCATTTCTGCTGCAAATCCTGACATCTGGCCTATTGTCATCATTTGGTCAAATGATATGTTCGGAGTCTGCGACATTGCATGAATGAACTTTTCAAGATTCGTCTGCTCCAGGCTTATCGACTGCGGCTCTGAGGCTAAATTAGCGTAACCGGCCGTTGCCCCGTTCTCGAGTTGCATAACTGACCCCTGAGCGTTGTCAATTATCTCGCCCTGGATTTCACCGGCCACGGTGAAGATAGGCGCCCCGAACTTATCGTTCATCCCGCCGTGATTCGAAGTCAATGTTTCGTGACGGTCAATCATTGACTGCACGTTATGCCATACCGGTTTTTTCTGATTGTAGTATTCAACTAGAATCTTCTTTGCGGGATTCGGGACCGGATTAGCGGGGATATAGTCGCCTGTCTCCACTGATTTGCCAATTGCATCAGGATCAAGTGTCCACTGGCCATCTTTTTTGATGTACTTGTAAGTAAATTCAGCAGTGTAAATATCCGAATGCTCAATATCTTTGCCGTTCTCGGATAACTTATAATCCCTGCGAAATGATATCATCGTTCCGTTACTGTCAAACAGTGGGTAAAGAGTGTCACCAAGTTCCGGGGAGACAATCTTGCTGTTTAGTGTAAACTTGTATTTTGGATCATTCGTTTCAACATAATACCAAATAACAGCGACTTCCAGCTCAGACAACTTCCGGCGCAGGATCTCTTTATTCTTGTAATCCATTTTATTGTCGTTCTGGATCCTCTCTACCAACTTAACAAGCTGTTTTTCTTTTTCGCTTTCAGTATCCCATATTACATTTGTTTTAACAGGATGCGAAAGTGTGAACCCGACCCGGCGTTCTGTGATTATGTTCTGCCAGGGAATGCCGACTCTCACAACATCTATCCACTTATCGGTCCAGTTAACATTACCTGCAGAGTCTTTTGTGCCTGAATCAATTTTGATCTTACGCATTGGCCGGATAGCCTTATCAAAGACATCATGAGTATCGACATTGTACTGTTTAATAGCATCTGCCTGAACCCCGGTATCAACCTGGCGGGTGAATAGCTTATCAATCGCTTTAAAGTCCTGTGATTTAATTACGTCAAGTGCTGCCATATCTTTTTGTGTAAAGTTATTTAAATTTTTCCTAACAGGCTTGAAAGGTTTGTTTTTTTACGATTATGTCCGATAACCTCTTCTAGAATCACATAACGCCCTGCGTCAATACTGTTATGTACTAATATGCCATTTGCGAAATATTCATGCACTCCTTCGACGTGGATATCGAATACCTGCATCTTTTCGCCTTTTACGCAATGCTTTTGCTTTACAGTTTGGATGACAGTATTTTGATATTCCTGAATGTCTTGTTTGATATTCTCTTCCGCAAAATTGACAGATAAGCGTTTTTTGTCCTTTATCCTTCCATCCTTCTTTACTATGTTCTGAGTGCCATTCTCTTCCTTCTTTTGAACCATGCCATTCTTTTGCTTTTTCAATACCCGCATTATGAAATTTATCAAACCATTCTTTGTCTCGCGAAAACCGCGACTTCCCATGTTCTGACAAATGCTGATGCTTTTCTTTAATTTCAATATTTTCGGGTTGATTATCCCATGTATTTTCGTTTTTATGATGAACAGTAAACCCCTTAGGAACTTTGCCATTATAAAATTCCCAGACTGCGACATGCATCCGTTTTGTTCCTCTTGAAAAGTATCGTTCTCTTGGATAAAGTCTGTATGTTTTCCCATTAAATGTTTGCTCAGGAATACCTGCATCCCCGATTCTAATTGTGAAATCTGTTCCCATCCTTGCGTTGTTTTAATTAAATGATCTTCTGTACAATGCAAAGATAATGAAAACATATCGAATTGTATCGAATAGTTATTAACTTGTTTTAATCCATTATGATATAATTTTATAACCCGACTAAATCCTTCCGAAGTTAAAACATCATCAGATGTTTTTATATCACAAATATTTTTTATTCCTTCTTTCGTAATTATTTTAGTATCTGAAACAAAACAGTGATTAAACTCATCAACTGGCTGGTTAAGATATCTACCTTCCTTATCCTGATCATAAACGTAATTATCTATTTCCTTCTTAATATTAGTCGACCTCTTGGTGATTTTGAGATTATACTCTTTCATCTTTGCCAGCCCGGCATTGATTGATCCCTGAAACTTTTCAACCGCATGGATATTTAACCCTGCATTATGTATCTCATCTATTAGTCTGGGGTCTGCACTTTCAGAAATAATCTTTTTATTTTGACATTCTGATTTTAAGACTTTAATAATATCATTTGTCAACATTTTAGTTCGGTAACAAATTTCATCCATATATAAATCCTCACCATCTATTGCCACGTTCAAAATTGCAGTAGGATCATTTGTGTAACCGAAGTCCATACCTACCCATCGCTTGCGGATATGTTCCGGTATTCCTTCCACAATCTCATAATCATCAAAAATCCGCCCTTCGATAACAGCCCGGAGTCCTAATCCGTAAACAGTCCAAAGAGATTTATTCTTACCTTGTAACTTCTCAATATCATCAATAATTTTCTGCTCCAGAAATGGATTATCATTATAGGTTGAAATAAAATGATAACAGTCCGGGTCTTTATTTACTGATTCAATCCAATGATCTTCTGAAAATGAAGGGTTGTAATCCAAAACAGCAAAGAGTGTGGTTCTCATTATAAGCTGCTGCCATTCCAGGTAACTTAATTCATTCGCTTCATTGGCAAATAAGATTCCACGTTTACGACCTCTGATCTTCTGTTCATCATCAGTTGAAAAGAACTCGACCCAAGAGCCATTATTAAATTTATAAATCAGTTCTGTTTTATTGAACTGTTTATCATTCCAAATATCCATCTTAAAAAGAATCTCTTTGAAGTCAATCAGGACTGATCCTTTAAGCGCCGGTAATGTTTTACGGACAATAGATAGCCGGGTGTTATTGTGTTCAAGAATATATGTAATCAGAAATATTAAGATATTAACCGTTTTCCCTGATCGGGATGAACCTTGAAGAGAAAGAATCGTTTTACTTTCAGCAAGTCCCTTAATAAGTCCTTTATAAACCTTACTTGCTACTTGTATCTTCATGTTCTACTTTATCCGAGTTGTCTATAAGTTCAATCAGAATTGAAGTGTTTAAGTTCTGATCATTCGTTGTAATGTCATTTTTATCCTTCTGTTCAAGATATTGTTTTCCAAGCCAAACAAGCATTGTTTTATCTCCATCCATAGCAACTTGATACTGCTTGCCCCTGAGTAGCTCCTTGCCCTCTCCTTTCTTTTGTGCGGAATAGGCTTCAAAATTGACTTTATATTTCTCCTCACAAGCCCTGTAAAGTGTAATTGGCGCAATCCCCAATAACCCAGCAATACCAGTCCCGTTACATTGAGCTTGCAGATATTTATCAACCTTATTCCAGTCTATTATTGCACGGGGACGAGACATCTCTTATTATTTTTATTAAATAGGTTTTCTTTTAAAGTTATTTCTTTATGACAGTCTTTACATAAAGTAACACCGTTATTAATATCCCAAATAGGACTATAAATCAATGCTGCATCAAATATTTTTAAACTTGGAAATGTTTCTTTTGCCTCATCAATTAATATTGATAATGCCTTTTTATGATGTACCTCAAATTCATGCGGTTTAGAAAGTCTACATTCACAGCATATAAAATTATCCCTTTTAAAAACAGATAACCTCCAATCGTTATATTTCTGTGATGATCTTATTGCTTGTGATATTGGCGTTATTCCACCCTTACTCCAATGATGTTTCCCTTCCTGTACCAATCTTAATTGTGCTTTTGACATTCTTAATTTTTGTTCTTCACTCCTGTGTTTTCCTGTTAATACTTT